CAAAGACATTTAAGTCACGCAACAATAAGTCAGTACCATTCATCTCAAAATTAACCTTCTCATCTGCAGAAGTCATGTATTGAAGTCTGAGAGATGGTTTTCTAGAGTTATAGAACATTGCTAAGTCAGTTCTCATTTGATGCACACGCGGCATTAAATAATCTGAGTGATTGATAAAGAAGTTTTCTGTTTGTGCAAAAGATCCTACCATAGCTTGTTCTACTCCTTTAGCTGTATCTATCTGACCTATCTGTTGACCTAGACGCTGTGGTGTAATTCCTATTACTTCAAAGCATTGTTGCTTGAAATAATTAGCCATCTGGATCCTAGACATCATACGGTTAGTCTGCTCTAAGTTCATCACCTGGAAAGGATTCTGAGAGATGGAGTTTTCTGTATTAGCAATAGATGTATCTAATGGAAGGATTTGAAAGTTCTTCATTGCTACATAAGCTTTAGCAAAGTTGTTCTTACCCCAGTCTTCTCCTAAAGAGCGCTTAGGTAATGCATTCTGATCTAACATGATTACTGTGCCTAGCTCGTCAATAAGGATATCAGCAATCTGATTGTTCACAATGTTGTATCCTATTTGAAAAGGTTTCATTAAGTCTACCATAGAAGTAGATCTTGTATTTCTATCGTTGAATACAGCTCCCTCTACAGGAAGTTTACATCCATAAAGTGTGTTTTCACCTTTGAACTGAAACTTTAAAGGCCCTAATCTATTTTGATCAATACCTAAGTACATTGGATTTACTCCTCCTGGATTATTCATACCCCAGAAACTTGGATGATTAGGTCCAATCTTTACCCCGCCCCAAACCTGGTTGATCCAGATCCAGTCAATGTGCTCACCAAAGATTAAGGTATCTTTAGATTTGTTTTTGATTAAAGTTGTATCATAGATAGGCTTATCTGTAACAACATAGTCTTCTCCAATGATGTCGGTAACTACTTCACCATTATCACTGATCTTGGTTAAGTGACCTACTTTACGCTGAGACTTCCAATAAGCTGTAGTTACGCGTAGTAAGAAGGCTGCTCCCATAGGCGCGTAGTCTTCTCCTTCAGCCATGATCCAATTAATAATATCTCCACCATTATACACAAAGTTATCATACATAGATGTAAACTGTCTGTAAGCTAAGGATGGCATGTTAGTATTCCACTCATGAGACTTAGTAGCATCATAATAAGATCCATCATTCTGGTAACCCTGTAAAGGATAACCGGCAGATCTTACAGGATAAATAGCTTCAATAGATTCTAATTGTTCTTGAGTCATTAGATATCCGTACTTGTCAATAACATCAGCAATGGTCATCATCTCAATCCTACCTACCCAATTACCTTGAGAGATATAACGAGCCTCTGCAGATTTATGATAGAAAGTAGTAACCGGATTCCATAACTCAATATCATAATCATCTTCCATCATCTTCATGTGCCAGAACTCGCGATCAGTAATAAGCATATCACGGAAACCTCTTTCCTCTAGCTCATCCATCTTAAAGCGCTCTTCATCAACTTTAGTCTGATGCATCGCCCATTGCTCAACCATAGATCTATAATCTTTATCAAAGAAATTCTGAATCTCAGGAAGTGTTTTTAAATTCTCAGGAGACATTTGTTGCTCCATTTGTTGTTGAACCTCGGGATCCTCAGGATCCATACCTTGTTCAAGCAACTTGGCCAGCATCTTTTGTTCTGCTTGTTGAAAGAGAACTTGCTCAACTTGAGATCTCTTTTGTTCTAATTGTTCATTGTATGAATACTCATCCTTAGCTTGAAAAGTAATCTTAGTATTTCTTTTAGCAAACTCTGCTGTGAGAACATTAATAACATTTGGGATAATAGGATAGAACTTTAATTCTAGAACTGTAGGATCTTCTTTCATTAAGGTATCCACAAGATCTCGCATTTCATTCTCTTCTTCAACCATGTAGTCACCACGGTCAATAACTCCCTTAGCTAACTTATAGTTCTTCATAAGTCTACGGGCATTTCTACGGATTTGCTTAAGACCATTCCATTCTAGCCAGTCTATGTTCCAAGCTGTCCATTCTTGATTCTTATCTTTTTTGGAAAGAAACTGTAAAGGTTGAGTTATAGAACCCATCCTGTTATACTCAGCTTTTTTGCCAGACTTCATTTGTAATGCGTTTAATACTTGCATAGCTATTATTTTATGTTCTTAAATGGGTTTCTTGGAGGTCTTTTATCCAAAGAACTTTGACCCATCCCAATATGCCGGAATGGGCTATTAGTAAATTTATATAAATTTTCTGACTTTTGCAAGTCTTTTTTGTCTGTTGTGTCTAATCTTTTTCTGATACCTCTATTTGCTTCTTGAACTTTTGCAAAAGCTATGAGAGCTCCTAGTGCAATTAATCTATCCACATTGAGTCCTTCCCTGTATTGTTGCATCTCAACCATAACCATTCTATCAGGAATTCTCTCAATACCATAAACTACCTTAACTACCTTACCGTCATCTGTAGTTACTTCTTCTAAAACTTCTTTACAAAAATCTACTAAGTATGGTAAGATGTGGGCCCGGAATATTGTTCCTGTATTTCTCCAACCATATTCTTGATTGTGAGTTTGGACATTATCAATATCTTTTCTGAAAGTAATCTGACTCTTAGGAACTAAATACTTTTGTTTTCTTTGTTTGATCATGTGTGTAATAAAGCCTGGGACGTTGCTCTCAACAAGGGTCCAGGCATTATACCACTCAATCATATTTTCTAATCTTTTATGTGTCTCATTGATATCATCAAATCTTCCACACCAGCTGGCTACAATTTTATCTTGCTCTATGTATGTTGATACATCCGCTCCATCTTGTCTAGTTACTTCAATAGGAATCTTATAAATAAAGATTGAGCATAAAGATTCTGATGTTGTAGTTTTACCTTGTGACACCGGATCTATAGATGCATAGTATGTTCCCCAGTCAGCTTTTAGATCTGGTTTTTCATACATCACAATTACACCAGTTTTATCTTCAGCATTTTTCTCTACTGGAAACTTTGATACAGGAAGCTTTTTACTTTTTTCTATAACCCATACACCTTGCGCATTTCTAGATAAATCTATAAATTCAGTATGATATTCTTTATCTTCAATCCTTCTCTTCTGAGCAGCAACTAAATGACTAGGAAATAAGGATACACTTCTGGTTGCAAAGGCCTCTTCTATATTACGCGGATGCTGTGATACTTCTAGTTGATAATCTTCAGGTGCTAAATCTTTTTTAATTTTAGCAAAATATTCATCAAGCATTACAAGAGCCTTCTCTACTTCTGAGTTACCAAACTTATCTACACAAGGCGGCATAGACCATTGCTCTGGAATAAATAAACCTGTTCTTCCTACAGTACCGCGATCATCTAAAAGATTGGAGTTAACATAGAATATCTCATTGGCCTCAGGAGTTTGAATCATTTTTCTCAAAGGCTCACACTGTTCTAAGTCACCTACAGAACCTGCAGCAATGAAGGTGCCCGTGGTGATCATACCTGATTTTAAAGCAGGCTTCATGTATCCAAAGGTGAACATCATATCTGGAGCAATTCCAGCTTCTTCATGAAAAAAGTAAGTACAGGGTCCACCTACACCGGCTGTCGGATCTTGTTCAAAAGATGTTCCTTTAATAACACCCTTGAGTCCTCTTAATGTTTTTCTAGTGGTACCAGGAATAGTTGTCTCAATTTGTTGTTGCCAGTCTAGAACTTTACCTGGATTCATAGGACGGTACCAAGCTGTATTCTCATCTAAGAAGTTTCTATACTCAGCTAAGAATCTCCAGGTATCTTGTACATAAGCTTTAAGACTTGCTCCCATTTTTAAGATTGGAGTTTCCTCAAACCAGATCTGGTTAATCAGTTTAGCTGCATGAAAATATGAAGAGGCTATCTGCCGTTTCTTTAATATAGCAGCATGTTTATAAAAGAGCTCAGCTAAGATCTCATAAAGAGCTAAGTGATATTGAGCATCGCGGATATCCGGAAAAGCAAACTTTCTTATCTCCTTGTTATTGATAGGCAGGAAGTTGATCCACATGTAGTACTCACGCGTAAGATACCAGATCTTTTCTTTATTCTTAAAGATAACACCTTTTCTACATCGCGCATTCATCTCATCCCAATAAGTAATATAATCTTTACTTCTTACAGGAGCTGGTGTATAAAATCCTTGCGCATTATACTTAGTAGCTTCTTCATTAAATACAAAAGATGTTTCATCAAAATTATATTCACCTGGTTCTTTAAATACAGATAAAACAAAATTTCTAAACCCTTCTCTGGTATCAAAAGAGGTAGTGGTCCAGGCACCGTTATCCCATGTGGGAATATTTGTATAAAAAAACTTATCCATCTACTTAGCCAAAGCTACAAATTCATTTATTTTTTTGATATCACCCTCATGGGTTATTATAAGCTCTTCTAAAGTTTTTTGAGATTTACTTCTTAAAATATCTTTGGCAACTAACTTACCATTAAAGTAATCACTTACTTGCTCTCTTTTGAAAGCAGACCATAAGCCTGTATAAGGATTATAGTGAAATAACCAGTTGTGTAATTCTTCCATATTATTATTTTTGATCATAAGCTAATTCTCCACCACCGCGAGTTCTTGTTTGTTGTTCATCTTGAAGATCTTTATAAGCTCCTTTAAATGAGTTTCTAATTCCATCAAAGTTCTTAGCAGCACTCACCAGGGAGTTGATGTTTCCATCTCTACCGTGTGATACAGGAGTCTTTTCCATATATGTTGCTAATCTATCTAGCATAGCACTGATACCTCTGAAAGCTCTCACCGTAGGTGTCTCATACATAAGCGTGCACTTATTTAAAGCATTAAGTATAATCTCTTCTTCTACACTAAACTCAGCCCTAATATCTTGTAAGATGATTTCTTCTTTATCATCTATGGGCATGTTAAAATAAGGATTAAGATCAGGATTAGGACAAGTCATGTAAAACAAATAAGCATAAATACTTAAGTGTTGATCAGGATGTGTATCCATAATATCCTTAAGAAATCCTAAGGAATAACAATGTTCTGTAGGAATAATCTTCCCATTTTGTAAATCAAATAGCTTTATCATCTTTGTTGGTTTTAACTTCTTCACAGAAGAGTTTAGGCTCATACATAGGCATATCTATTTTACTTAATTTCATATCAAGTAACATCCATTGAGCACTCATAAGGCAATCACCTTTATCATCTTTTTCTATACACACAGGTTTCTGGTTCTCAAAAAACTGTTTCATTTGGTATTCATCATCACTCATACTTATCTTTTTCTAAATTTAATATGAATACCTATAAACAGTATAGTAATATATATATCACTATAATCAGTCCATGGAAAACCTACTCCTACACATAGGCCAGGAAAGGTTGTAAAAGTTATCTTAGGTATTCTCATTTTGGGTTATTTTTAAGGTAATCAATCATAGCTATTACTTCTGATTTCAAATAAGGCACTTCGTAA